ATCTTGGGTAAGAAAGTCTTAGATTGTGCCTGTTTAATACATGGCGATTATTATAAATTTGAATACGTCGAAATTCTAGAACGTAGTCTTAGACGTAATTTTGACACTCCAATAAATTTTCATGTATGGACCGAAGCAGATCGTAATGTCCCAGGACATATGATTAAACATGATTTATCAGATCTTGGTGTAAGTGGCCCTAAACAAAGTTGGTGGTATAAGACTCAACTTTTTGATTCTAGTAAATTTGCAGGCAAACTTTATTATTTTGATTTAGATGTTATTATAACTGGTAGTTTAGATTGGATGCGTAAGTTAAGTATAGAGAAACAATTTTGGGCTGTTCGCGATTTTAGATATTTGTGGAGACCAAACAAATATGTTATTAATAGTAGTGTTATGGTCTTTGATGCTACTCAACATATAGATTTATGGAAGAATTTTGCATATAATAAAACACATATGATGAAAAAATATCATGGTGATCAAGATTATGTATATGAGTATTTAAAAACTACCAGCCCTAAAATGATTAGATATTTTGATGTTAATAAAGTTCGTAGTTTTCGTTGGCAGGTACTGCATGGCGGCATGGAATTTTTAACACGGCAATATCCTAAAAAACAGCAAATTGATGTGGAAATTGGCCCTGATACTAGTATAGTAGTCTTTCATGGTGATCCAAAGCCCCATCAAATAGAAAAATCAATATTAAAGGATCATTGGTATTAGAGATAAATAACAATAACCGGAGTACGAAAAAATGGCAAATAGAACATATAAAATGATGGGCGATGCAAGATCGTCTACTGAAGCATTAAATGTAGTATTAACTATCGGCGGTGCCGAAGTATATAATGGTAGTGTTACCGCGGCCAATACGGCTTTTGATGGAACAGCTGATAATATAACGGAATTATTTAATTTTGAATTAGATGATGGAACAACCGGAGATACAGCGTGGTCTTGTGCAGTTACAGGACCAGTAGATGGTGTTTTAGTTCTTCAATATATATGGTGCAATTTAATAGAACCCGACGTAACTATTGCTACAAGTTGGTTTAAGTCTGCATCACATGTTTCAGGTAATTATTCAGATTCTGAGAAAGTTTGGGTCGTTGATGAGATCCCAACAGCAGAAGAACAGGCACACATTGCAACAAATCTTCCTGGATTAGACTCAGCAATATTAACTAGATTAAATGCTGGTAATAGTACTAGAACTCCAGATGGTGATGCAATTCTTGATGAAAATATGTTAGCAACTAAAAATGCCGATAATTATTATATATTATGGGCTGGATCAACTGCAGGTTATTGGAATGTTGGTGAAGATGATAACTTTTGGAGAAGTACTCAAGTTGCCACTAAGAGAGACTCAGTTCAAATTGACGGTGAAGATTATTCATTGTCAGACGGTGAGTGGCCACCAGTATTTGCCGGTACAACATTAACAATGACTCAAGAGTTAACACCACCAACTATAAAGTGGAATGCTGGTGCAACTCCAGAATAACCACAAATTTTTAATAAATTTTAAAGAAGCCTGTTATCAACAGGCTTTTTTTATGGCTAGACAATGAGTTTTTAAGTTATTGATTTCATTGAAATTCTTTGTAAGTCATTGATTTATAAAGACTTTTAAAGCCAAAAAGAGGTTGACAAATCGGTTAGGTTCGTCTATAATCGTATTTGTAATCTTGAAAAACTAGGAGAAAATCGTGGAAATACAAAATACAACATTGTATCGTATCGTAAATAAGAATCAGGAATTAATGGTTCAATTTACTGATATCGATTCTTGTACAAATTATATTAGAAATAAAGCCAATCAAAAATACGGCTATTCCTTAGATGAAATTAAATCCTGGGCAGTTCAGGAAATTCAACAAGGAGGCGTATTATGACACGGGCAATTAAATTTAAGAAAAAGGGCGTAGAAACTGATGCCGAAGTAATAGAACGTATCAGTACCCGATTTCAAATCTTAGACGATATGACCAAGGCCGCAATTCGTGGCGATATTAGAGCAATGATAGTACAAGGCCCTCCGGGTGTTGGAAAATCATTTGGTGTTGAACAGCAACTCGAAAGAGCTAGTCTGCTAGACACTGTAGCTAGTAGACCGAAGCCTTATGATATTGTTAAAGGTGCTATGAGTGCAATAGGTCTTTATTGTAAACTTTATCATTATGCCCACAAGGATAATATATTAATATTTGACGATTGTGATAGTGTATTACAAGACGAACTTAGTCTTAATATATTAAAGGCGGCACTAGATAGTAAACGTAAACGCCGTATTTGTTGGAATACTGATAGTTATAAACTTCGTAATGAAGGTGTGCCTGATATGTTTTATTTCGAAGGCTCTGCCATTTTTATAACTAATATTAAGTTCAGCAATATTAAGAGTAAAAAACTTAAAGATCATCTTTCGGCGATTAGTAGTCGTTGTCATTATGTAGATTTAACACTCGATACAAATAGAGAGTTATTATTACGTATTAAGCAAATTGCCGGAACAGGTGCATTATTTGCCAATTATCCAGATCTTACACCAGAGAACCATAATCAGATTATTAACTTTATGGAAGACAATCAAGATAAGTTACAGGAAGTTAGTTTGCGTATGGCACTCAAAATTGCAGATTTGTTTAAAGTGTCCGAAACAAATTGGGAACAATTGGCTCTTGCCACCTGCGTTAAGAGATAGTTCAAAGTCTGGTAGTTTTACTCCTAATTTTTCTGCCAGCAGGAAGAGTATGTCACCAAAGTGGCATACTTTTTCTTTATTATATAGTATAATAAACTTATGCCAAAATGTAGAATAATAGTTCAAGACGAAGTTAATATTAAGATCGAAGGTTTAGCCCTTGATGTTCGTAAAAAATTAACCAATCAATTTAAGTTTGAATTACCGTATGCTCGATATATGCCAGCAGTCCGATTAGGACGTTGGGATGGCAAAGTAGCATTTTTTAATTTAGGTGGAAGTACCTATACCAATTTATTACCCGAAATAGTTTCTACACTAGAAGATTATAACTATGACATTGAATTAGAAGATTTAAGAAAGTATAGAACTCAATTTGAGTTTGATAGAGTAACAATGGATAGTTATAGTAATATGAAATGGCCAAAAGGACACCCGGTTGCTGGAGACCCTATTATACTACGAGATTATCAAGTTGAAATAATTAATAAGTTTTTTGAAAATCCACAATGTATACAAGAAGTGGCTACTGGCGCCGGCAAAACTTTAGTTACAGCAGTATTAAGTCATAGATGTGAACAGTATGGTCGCACCATTGTAATTGTACCTAATAAATCATTAGTTACACAAACAGAAGAAGATTATATAAGCCTTGGACTTGATGTGGGTGTTTATTATGGCGATAGAAAAGAGTTTGGATATACTCATACTATTTGCACATGGCAAAGTTTAAATGTTTTATTAAAAAATACAAAAAATAAAAAGGTGGATATAAGTATTGGTGAATTTATTGAGGATGTTGTTTGTGTACAGGTGGACGAAGTTCATACAGTCAAAGCAGATGCACTTAAAACTTTATTAACACAGGTTATGGGTCACATACCCATACGCTGGGGGTTAACTGGTACGGTACCCAAGGAAGATTATAATTTTATAAGTCTTAAATGTAGTTTAGGAGATGTTTTGGGCAGACTTAGTGCCAGCGAATTACAAGAACAGGGTATATTAGCAAACTGTCATGTTAATATAATACAATTACTTGATCATGTAGAGCATAGAAGTTATCAAGAGGAATTAAAATATCTATTAGAAACAAAAGACCGGATTGAATATATTGCAGGGTTAATAGAGAAAATTAAAGAGGCAGGTAATACATTAGTGTTGATAGATAGGGTAAAACCCGGTCAAACATTAGCCGGATTAATCAAGGGTGCAGTATTTGTAAGTGGAGGAACAAAAACAAATGAAAGAAAAGAACAGTATGATGACGTTGCCATTAGTGATGATAAGGTTATTGTTGCTACCTATGGTGTTGCTAGTGTTGGTATTAATATACCTCGTATTTTTAATCTTGTGCTTATTGAACCTGGTAAGTCATTCGTTAGGGTTATTCAGTCTATCGGTCGTGGAATTCGTAAAGCCGAAGATAAAGATTTTGTTCAAATCTGGGATATAACATCAACATGTAAATTTGCAAAAAGGCATATAACAAAACGTAAGCATTTTTATAGAGATGCCGAGTATCCATTTACAGTTGAAAAAACAAATTGGCAAGTATAAAACTTTACATTTTATCTTAAGGATGTTATAGTACGATTATGAGAATATTAACATTAGAAAATAACAGGGCGTATGATTTAGATACGTTACCAGAAGAAATAGATGATTTAAGATTTAGTATATTAGATAATTCAGATCCAATAATTCCTGATTATTTTTTTATACCTCTTATTTTTTTAGAGAGTTTTAATAGTCCGGCATTAGTATTACGTATTGGTACACATATATTAAAAATGCCCATTGATTGGCAAATATTAATAGGTGAACCCGATTGTGGCAATTTAGAAGTATTACCTTTAACAGCTATTAATGATAGAGGTTTTAAAGCATTTCAATATAATCCAATAAGTGGGTTTAGACCAGAATTTTGTGATATCGAAATAATAAATGTTTATCATGATGTATCTTGGTATGCCCCTAAATTAAAAAATGGTCAACTGTTATGTGTACCAATAAACGATGAAAAGGAACCACCATGTGTTTATTTTGTAAGAGATATTAGTAGGAATTGTGAAGTAATAGAATATGAAAAGGCAACACCGGGTTGAGTAAGAACCAAGACCCATTACATATTAGTAACGAAATGGCTGCATTTGATCGTAAAGATCGAGCGTATTATGATAAGTTTACCGATGAGCAACTTAAAAAGTTTTCTACGTACTTAATGTTACGTTATGGGGCATCAGTAACTGGTGATATTACATTACAGTCTTATTATTTAATGGCTACAAATCAACGAGTGAATAAACACTTTTTTGATCTTAATAGACATCCTAAGTTACAATGGTTGATGTGTACATCGGTTAGTCCAGGTATGGGTAATAAATATCATTATTGGTTACCCGCAAAGAAAAAAGTTAGTGCTAGTACTAATAAGTTAATAAAATTTGTTAGAGAAATTTGGCCTAATCTCAAGGAAGATGAGCTCGAAATGATAATTACTCTAAACGACAAGAAAGAACTTAAACAATTGGCAAAAGAGAATGGTTGGAACGATAAACGAATTAAAACAGACCTATAAGTGTAAATATTGTGAGCGTGAATTTGCACGTGAAAGCACCCTTG